TTAAGGTTCGGGTTGAACCTCTAAGGGCCAACCAGCTTCAATTAGAATCTTGCGGGCTTCTCTTGGCGATATGGCTCCTTGCTCATAAGCCTTCAAGATGTCAGCAATGCTATACTCTGGTTTCTTTGGCATGCCCCAGTTGAGGCGCACACCAGCCTGCACGTAGTCGAAGCCAGCCATCTTCAAAACCGGAGTCCAAAGCTGGTTCTCCACGACACGTTTAAGCAGGCGTTGTAGAGCCCTTGTGCGGGCTTCGTCAACCTCCTTCGCAACGGTTGCACTTGCCTCGGTGAAGCCGCGTTCCGTGAAAAACTTCGGCAGAGGTGTTTGAAGCGCCAAGTAAAACTCGTCGATCAAAACCTTAAGATAGAAGTCGAAACCTCGTGCCCGTTCGGGAATAATTTCTTGAACCTGGGCTCCTTCAACATTGGTTGTGAAACGGTACCCGCTGATTGGAATCTGCTTAACCTTTCCATGATATTCCTCAAGCAACTTCTTACTTATCTTCGGAAAAACCCAAAGCTCGTTCGGAGCACCAAACTTGATGAACTGCTTGGCCATGGCTGTCTGCACATCAGCCATTATTGAAGCAAAACTGGGCCGCGTTTCCGCTGCTTCAGAAACCGTTAACGACTTGCAGATCGTCTGCAAAACGCCCAAACCGAAACCGTTTCTGTCATAAGGCGGAATCCTAATCGCGACAACCTCGTCCCAAGGAACCTTTCTCGGCTCAACACTCCAGCTAAGCTGCAAAAACTGCGCTTCGCCTTTTCTGTTGAAAACAATCTTCTTTACGTGAAAGATCGGAATCAACTCAACCTGAGGCTTCTTGAGGTCTCGAAGCCACCAGAAACAGTTGCCAAAACCAACAAGCAGGCGAGCAGAAGCCTGCAACAGCTCGTCAAGCTCGATCGCCTCATTAAAATCGTCGATGTATTCTTTCGGTGTTTTGCCGTCTGAGGTTTCCGTGTAATTCTCGTTCATGCTTGTGTAAAAACCGCTACCTGCGATTTGGTCGGCTCGAAACTCGATGCTTGTTCGCACAGCAGGCTGCGCTATATAAACGTTCCACATGCCTTCAAAGCTTATCTCGGGCGCGGCACCAAACCACCTCTGCTCACTCGTAAGCAACGCTGAAGCGCCTCCTCGGAAAAACTCGGCGAAACGTCCAAAACCACGCCTAAACCAGCTCAACATCCTTCACCTTCTGCTCAAAAACCTTGATCCCCTCCTTCAACACGCGCTGCATAACCCAGCTGCGGCTGCGACCAAGCCTCTTCTGTAAATCCTCGATTCGACGAAAGAGGTCGATGTCAATCGTCACAGTCACGACGGTTTTCAAGGATATCATCTCTATTCACAAAGTATTCCATGACACTTAATATTGAAATTTCATCAAAATTATCTAAAATGAACACAATATTTTTAAGCGTATGCATCAATCACACTTTAAACTAGGTAACGGAGAGAGATAGGTGAAAACAATGGCTGGCAAAACACGGATAAGCATAAGCATCGACTCAAGCCTTCTAAAATGGATAGACCAAAAGGTTGAAGAAGGCATCTTCGCCAGCAGAAGCCACGGCATCAACTGGCTCGCAAAGATAGGAGAAAAGGTAATGCGCACCGAAATGCAACAATCAAAATACGGAACATTCACATACTTCACAAAAAAAGAAGAAAAATAGATTAGATATCACAAACCCGGGAGTAGAAGGCACTAGAGCTGAATAATATTTCTCGACGATCTTCATCTCTCAGTCTCCGATAACTCGCATATTCTGCATAACAAATATTCCAGATTAATCACAATTAATCATTATTCATTAAAATTCGCCTTTTATACAGCTTCTTCGTATCTAATCTCCAAAGGTTTGTTTGGAGCGATTTTATTTGGCTGAACGGAAACACACCGCCGAATTTGAGAATTGCATCGAACAGGTTATGAAGCAAGGCCACGATAAAGGAAGCGCCTTCGCAATTTGCACAGACACTTTCAAAAAGGCTGGCAAACCAATTTTTGTGGGTGAAAGCGAAAAGCAGAAACTGCATCTGTTTTGCGAGTCTTTCCGGCTTGAGGGTAACCGTGTAAGCGGAGTAGCCATTCATCCGAAAAGAATTTTCCATCCGGAAGAGGGCATAACTCATGTTTATCTGCGTGAGGAATTAGAGAAGGCTGCACCCACGCTCATTGGGAAGCCCTTCGGAATCGACCATCGATATGTTTTGCCTCCTCCAAACGTGATAACAAAGGCTTGGTACTGCCCAGAACACGAAGGCGTCTGCTTCGAGGGAATCGTGAACGACCAAATTGCGAAGGAAATCCGCAGAAAAGCCTTCAAAGGCTTAAGCATTGAGTTAAATTGGCTGCGACCGGGCGGAAAAGTTGAATACGTCAACGGTGTAGCAGCCCGCAATTTTGAGTTCACAAGTGTGCATTTTTTGAAGCGTTTTCCACCAGGAGACCCAGACGCCTACGTGCGGTTGTGGGAGCAAATCAAGGAGCAGCTCGTTGTAGGTCCGCCTCTGCCCCTAGACCAGCGGGTTGAAGCCCTAGAACGGCAAATCCAAGAATTAATGAATCAGATCAGCGTGGTCAACGCCAAACTGGAAGTTTTAACGGGTCAACCTTCTGCTCAACCCACAACCACAACTTCCGGGGTTTCTACTTCGCCGTTAGGTTTGGAAAATCCTCCGGAGACGATTGGAGGCAAAAAGTTGAGTCAAAAAATGAGATTTGAGGAACGCGTGTGGGACCGCTCATATGTCAATGAGCTTCCGGACAGCGCTTTCGCCCTAATCCTTCCAGGCGGAAAAAAGGATGAGACTGGACGCACAGTGCCTAGGAACCTGCGCAAGTTTCCTCATCACCGTGCAGACGGCTCCATCGACTTGCCACATCTGCGTAATGCCAATGCAAGGGTTCCGCAGAGCGATTTAACCGACGAGCAGAAAGCCAAGGCAAAAGCGCATCTCGACCGACATAAAAAGGCTACGGGTATTGGAGAATTTGCTGAAAGCAAACGCGTGCCCTTCAAGCACGGCTGGCCAGTGAAAAAGATTATCAAAGAGCAGAACGAGCAAGGCGGAGAAGAGGAGAAAGAGATCGAAGAGGTTGAAGAAGTCGAGTTTGAGGTTGCGCCAGAACCCAAAACGGATGAATTAATTGAAAGCGTTGAAGACGCCTTGGAAAGAGTCAACAGCGCAATAGACCAGATCAACCAAAACTTCACGGCGTTGGAGGCGAGAGTCAAAGCCTTAGAGGCGGAACAGCACAGCCAAGTGCAAGAAAAACGGTCTCCACAGCCAGAATCCACCGTTAATCTACGTAAAAAACTGGCTGAAACAGAAGCGAAACTGGCTGACATCCAAAAAAGGAGACTTGAAACGGAAGCCTTCTGGCAAGACCAGTACACGAAGCTGTATGAGACGGTGAAGGGCAAGATTCCGGCAATGCATATTTGGAAGGCATGGCGTCCCGGTTGCCAAATGATGGTTCAGGAACTGCTGAAAGTTTTGCGTGAGTTTAGATTGCCAGAATCACAGTCACGGATGTGACATTTCATGGGAGTAGCTGAGGACGAACTCGGTGAAACCGAAAAAGGAAAAGGAGAGAGATAGATGGCCGATCTAACAGGGCTGCCGAATCTGGTTGCAGGCGACGTTCTGGAGCCTGTTGAAGGAGCCTTAATTATCGAATACGAAGTTGAAAACGCTGTTGCTAAGGGTCAAGCAGTTTACCTGAGCTCAGACGGCAAAATTAGCCCGGCAACAAGCGCACAAGATTGCATCGGCATCGCAACCAAAGACGGAGCCGTAGGAGAAACGGTAGGCGTCGTTGTAAGGGGCAGAGTGAAGGCGGAGGCTGGAGGCGCAATTGCACGAGGACAGGCAGTTTATGGCGGAGACACTCAGGGCAGAGTTTTAGCCCTCTCTGACCAGGCTGTGGATGAAGGCGGAGTAGCCACCTACACGATCTATTACAGCAGAGCTTTCGCTTACGCTGAACAAGCAGCAACCGCCGCTGGAGACCTTATCTGCATAATTGTGGTGAAGTAAGATGCGTCAGATTCCCTTGCCCAAATTCCATGAGTCATTGCTCGACGAGGAATGGTACAAGGTCGAGTTTGAGCAGAAAGTCAAAGAGGCAGAGTCTCGGAAAAACCCGTTTGTTCTGCGGTATCTAAGCGCTGGCATGAAGGAAGGCATGCTCAGCGACCTGGCAGGTGCTCTCGGTAGAATCCATGATGTCGTTGTTGAAGCGGCAAAACCCAATTTGATTGGCAGAGAGATCATTGATGTTCGCACCACAACCGAGGCCTTGGAGCGTTTTCCAAGGGCAAAGAAAAGCGTTGCCTATGTCGGCAGCGAAGGCGGAACCATACGCATTCACGGCGAGCGCTACGATTGGATCGACGTGAGCACAAACGTCGTCATTAGAGATGGTGTTGAATGGACAAGAGAGTTTGCTGAAGACGCCAAGTGGAATGTGATGAACCGTCAACTCGAAGAGCTTGGACGTTCCATCGCACAACTTGAAACCGAGAAAATCATAGCATTGTACGCTGGAATCTCCGCTGCAAACCTCGCGACTGGCGGGGAACTTGCGGGTGGTGGAACCGCAATGAGTTGGAGCAAATGTGTCTCCCTATGGGACGCCGTGGAAAGCGAAGACTTCCACCCTGACACATTAATTCTTCATCCCAAACAAGCAAGCCAATTGTTTACAGCCACCGAGTTTATAAACTCTCAGTATCTGCCAAGCGAACAGACAGAACTCGCAAGCGGGCTAATTGGTCAAGCATTAACAATGAAGATCTTCAAGAGCAGCCTCTGTACTAACGGCGTGGTTCACGCTGTTGAGAAGACCATCGCAGGGGTGCTTCTGATCCGAAGAGACATCACGACCGAGCCTTATGAAGACCCAAGGAATAGCGTATTCGGCATAGTGGCAAGTGAACGCATAGGTTATGCCATACTGCGCACCAAAGCGGTAGCCCGAATGACAAACATAGCTACAACACTCTAAACTTAGAGTCTTACGGTCGTTTTCCAGAATCCCATTTTTTGAAAATTTGGCTGTTCAAGGAAGGATTGCAATCAATGTCAAATATAACTTGGGAAAGGAGACATGAGGCACTCAAGGCGATTCATGACAAAATAGCGGAGGCCCTTGCGAAACTTGACAAGCCAACAGACCCGCAGACGGCTCAGCTCTTAGATGATGTTGGCAACCTCCTCTTTGATAATCCTGCAAAATACCTTCCAGTCAGACTAACTGACGGAGCACAATTTTACACCGCTGGCGGGGGCGCGGGTGGTGGACTTGTACAAAACCAGATTCGAGATGAGGCTGACACCTCGTGGATTAATGAACCGTTCATCCGCAAAGTTATGGGTAGCCAGAATCAACCACTGCTTCAGCGAGCAACAACGTATGATCTATTTGTTCAGCTTCGAAACGCTGGAGCAGAAATAGACCCTCGAAACATACGAGCATTGACAAGTTTTGATGTTGTTTCAGTAGAGCAAACAAACCGAAGCAATCTGAAGGTTCAATTTGAAAGAGAAGACGTCATAAGTCACGGTGGAGTTGCTTCACCCAACAACGCTGGTGTTGAAATCGTTCCTGGAACTGCCGGTCAGAAAATTAAGGTTTACGATGCCGGTTTTCATGCCGGAGTTGACGGTTTGCACTACTTTTATTTCGGGACCTCCACAACACCCACCACTAAACGTTTCTGCACTATTAACAAGGCCGGATTGATTCACAAAACATTTGTTTCACCCAGAGTAGGTGACGCCGGAGACAGCCTCTACATCTTTTCGAGTGTAGCAGAGACAGATTTGCCCTATGACGTTGGGTATGTCAAAGAGTGAGGCAGATGCTACTTCATGACGGTTGAAACGAGATATTTTAACGCCACTTTCGCGTCCCCAGCGGACGCGCGAAGGCTTAACACAACTAAAGAAGGCGCTTTGGTCACTTCGACTTGCATTGGAGACAACTTGTTCACTGAGATGATTTATATTTACTTGCGCATTGCCAAAGGTGTACCACCAACAACTTTTAGCGGTTTAACGGTTTTGCAAGACATTTACGTCGGTACACACTGGATTGCTGAGGGTTTGATCAAAGATTGGGAGATAACACCGAACATAAATGAAGCTTCAATTGGAGCCAACGAACAACTGTACAAATGGGGGTTTGTCAGAGTTGAGAGTCAAACCGCACAGGATAACCCAGAAGATTATGGGCATAGAACCGAGGATATGGGAGGCATCCAGCTTGACGCTCACACGCCAACTATTCGATTTTCAACCGAGTTTTTTCAAGCAACCGCGGCTTATGGCTTCGGTTTTCGCTACGACAATCGTGCAGGTGAATGGGGCGCTTATTGGGACGGCTTCAGCTGGAGCCCGCCAGCGCCAACAGTTGCACCTTCACGAGGAGATGGGTTAGTATGGACCATACAGCGAACACCGATAAACCGACTAAAATTTCCATTTCTTCAAAAATTAAGGATTTAAGATCGATGTGAGATGAAATGACGACAAAAGTCGGCTATGCATGTGGTGTCTGTCCTCGGTGTGGACGAAAGATTTGCAGGCCACGCCCTGCTGACTACGCCGTGTGTGACTGCTGGCGATATTGTCCATTGGAAAATTGGACCAAACTTATGCAGCCTTACACGCCGGACTTAACACCCTCAACATATGATCCGGATAAGGGAATTGACATGATCATGTGGCATAACAGCCCCAGCGACCACAAAGAGCCCCATTACAGCAAACAGAAACCAGTGGAGGTACAGCTGTCATGAAACCAAAGAGACATAGGCTGACGCGCCGTGAACAGCAGGATCTAATGGATAAAACGATCTTAGCGCTTCTTGCAAAATCAACAGAAGGCATTCACTGGTCAGACCTAGAAAAGAAAGCACTTGGAACATGCCACTGGTATGCAACCTCAAGCAGATTCCGCAGTCGAATGAAATACTTGCGCAACAAAAACTTCATTCAAAGAATCGAAAAGGGCATCTATCAAATCACGGAGGCGGGACGTAGATATCTAGAAACCCTAAGCTTCGCTTATAAACCCGATAAAAAACAGTTGGTTTTTAACCGTTAGTTTTTAACAGTTAATTTTTAACCGTTATTTCTGAATTAACGGTTTCTAACGGTTTCTTTTTGTCAAAAACCTTTATTTTATTTTTCTTTTTAATAAAGAGCGAGGCTTTGAACATGGCAAGCGTAACTGCCAATGATGTGCGTGATGTAATTAACATAAGCTCAACCGACATTCCGGATGCGAAAATTTTGAAGATGATTAAAAGGGCTGAAGTCACACTTGAACTTGAAACTGATAGAAACATCGATTACAATGATTGTACCGACGCTGAAAAAGAGTTTATCACAGCTCTTGCAGCGATCTATGCGATTTGTTACCTCACTGGCGGATCTGCTGTTGGTTTAAACTTCTCTGTGGGAAACCAAAACGTAAGCTTGCTGAGTAAGGCTCCCCCGCTTGAGATATTACAAGGTGAGGTCGAACGTATTCTAAACAAATTAAGGGTTTCGGGTTTACTCAGAGGCTAACAAAATGAAACTATCAAACTTTTCGGCTTCATATCTACACGCTTTTACCTTTGATTTCCCATTTCAGAATCATACCTCTCATAGTGATAATCTTCTTTGCGGTTTCTTTTCTGGTCTTCCAATCTGCATGGAGACGAAAAACAATGCAGGTTCCTAGCGCTTATTACCAATTCATAATAGATTATGCACCATACGTTTATGTCATTCCGGGTTCTGGCCCAGACCCCACATGGGGTAGAGCCGCTTTTGCCGCGGCATTCGCCATAGATTTTCTTTACGAGGCTTATTATGATTCTCAGTTTGCAGGCAAACAAACCGAGATTTACAACAAGATTGTTTCGCTTGCCGATTGGATTTTGACGCAACAAAATACTGACCCAGCGAAAGAGGCTTATGGAGGTTTTCAAAGCACAGAAACCAGTACCTATTATTATGCCGTTGACGCTTGCCGAGCTATTCCAGCCCTCGTCAAAGCCTACAGGCTAACCGGCACAACTGGATATTTGGACGCCGCCAAGCTGGCTGGAGCAACTTTCCTTTATAACATGCAGAATAGACCCAGTGCTTTAGGTGTCCATGACCAGTATTATGGTGGTTTCGCAAGGGCGGTCGATGTTAACGATAATTGGCTTCCCGAGATTGACGTCGAGAATCTCTATGGACTTTTAGGTTTAGCAATGCTGATCGAAGAGGACCCGTCTAATCAAAACACGTATCAGACTATGATGTCTGACCTCGTGAATTTTCTGCGTTCAGGCTTCGAGGGGTTTTGGCTCGAATATCGTCCGCCTCCAAGCGGTGACGGCCAATGGCATCGTGTCGGAACTAACGAAAATGAAATCTATGATGATCCCTTCGCTTACGCCTTGCTTGGACTCTATGATTACGAAGGATGGAGCCTAACGGTCGGGAAGGTTTACAACTTTATCAACACGATTAGAGCCAGCGCTCAATATCCGGCTTATAACCCGGCTATCTGCTGGGCGGGCTACATAGATGTTAACCGTTTTCCTGCATCTGACTATTACGATGCTGTCACGGCTGGAATCTTGTGGAAGATACGCAAAAACCATGATAAGTCAAGTTTTGAATTTAGCATGAAAATCATCGACGAGCATCAAGACCAGTTTATGTATTGGGGCGTCAAATTCGCAGATTATAGTTACGAAGAAAACAAGCAGGCTACAGCGACAGTTGCCTGGCTATCGCTTTTATACCTTAACTACGAGGACCCTATAACCCGGTTCACACAGATTCTGCGGTCAAAAGGAGAAAACGTAACTCTTTATCCCATCAGGGAAGCGGCTGACCAAATTTCTTATGGCGAAGCTGTGGATATCCAAGCCATAGTTAGTCCAGCTCGCATTGAAGAGGTTGTTTTGGAACCAGGCTACATAGTCAATGATTACTTGGTTATCCATGTTTTTGCGCCTATAAGGCATCACGACAAAATCCGCAGAAAAGGAGTTGACTACGAAGTCCTCGACATCCAAGAGTTTGCATTTCAAGGTGACATCTTGTATCGTAGAGCTGTTTGCAGGAGGCTTCTTGGACAATGACGGAAGTTGAAGACCCCGTTGTCACACTTGTGCGTTTGCTTAGAACAAACATGCGAGTTGTAAATGATGACAGTAGTTTGGCAAGCATTTTTGTCAGTCGCGAGTGGTATGACCGGGAGTTGCTCAAAAACTATGATGGGCAAGTCACCGTTGGCCTACGTCAACCTAGCCGTGTCAAGCCTCTAACCCTTGACCATTCCTTATCTCAGCGCATATTAAGCTTCAAAGTTGACTGCTGGGTTGTAGACAAAGAGGGAAAACAGCCTGGAAGCAAAACGCGGTCGAAACTCAGAGAAGAGATCCTTCGCATAATTCGCGAGAAACGGACTAAGCCAAACGAGACACTTTATGATTTCGCTGGCATCGGTCAGCCCACTGGAACCCATAAAGCCTACCATGCAGGCTCTTCAAGCGAACTCGCTCCGACATCTTCAAGCTGGACTGAGCTAACGGACGCGGAATACGCAAAGCTCTGGTATAGCGACGATGACCGCCTTTCAAGATCTGTTAACACAAACTTGGAATACGCTATGATTCTCTTCCGTTTCAAACTTGAAACGTCTAAATATGATCCTCACGAAAGAAACGTTAAGAAGATTGTTTTGAGCTTTGAGGGTTATGGCACAGCTCCCGCTGGAAACGGTGTTACAGTCAAAGTTTGGAATCATGTGACTTCTGCATGGGAGAACTCTGCAACCGGAACAAGCGGAGCTGACGAGGCTATCACAATAACGTTGACCTCTAACCTTATGGATTACATTGACATGGATTCTGATGGTGTCGGCTACATCTATGTTTTAGCCAGGACGACTAACCCAAGTGACGGTGTGACTCCGGCTGTGCTCTACTCTGACTATGACAAATGCGTTTTGACTGTTGAAGGTATGACTCATGTAAAGTTTTCAACTTATCGCGATGTAGATGAAACTTTTGTTAAGCCGTTTTTGTGGCATTCCGAGTTCATAGTCACGGGGTGGATGTTTGAAAATGTTCCCGAGACATAGAGGGGTGAACGAAAATGACGTATGGAGCACATGAAGCAAAAGTCTACTACGTGCAAGAAACAACGTATGGACAGACACCAAGCCCTGATCCGAGTATGCTTGGATTGAAAACGGCCTTCGACGTGGAGCACAATATCGACCCAGGTCTGTTGAAGCTTCGAGGCGTAGGCAGCCGAGACCTAGACACTATTAAGAAGGGGCTGCGCAAGCCTACATTGAAGTTTGGCTATCTGATTCCAAGCGCTGCACCCATCGATTTTCTGCTGTATGCCCAAAACTTGAACAGCATGAGCGTTGAGGTGATCTATGAACGAACCTCTGTCATCGATTTGCTTTTCAAGGGCATGAAAATTGACAAGATCACGGTGCAGCTCACCGACATTGAAAGCGAGAACGCCGTCATAACTGTGCCCAGCGTAGAGTTGATGGGGCAAAACGTGGTTGTTGGCACAACTAAAAACAGCACAAATTACGCCGACTATACGGGAGCAGTGGCATACAACGAAAGCTATGTCAAAAAGAACACCACAACACTGGACCGAGTAACCGATTGGAGCTGGACCATAGAGAACCATTTGAGACGTGTGCCCGTGATTCGCAGCACAGGCGGAGAGCTTCTCAAGTATCTGCAGGAGCGCCACAGAGACCTCTACGGCGAGCTGACCTTCGAGTTTGAAAGCAAGGAAGAACACGACGAGGTTCTAGCTGACACCGAGTTCAGCTTAGAGTTTGGGCTAGGAGGAACCAGCAAGGCTGTTTTCTCGAACTGCAAGTGGCAGAACGTGAAAAACATAGTCAGAATCGAAGATTTGGTTGCGGTCAAGGCGGCATTCGTAGCCAAAAGCGTGGCTATAAGTTAGGAGGGAAACGGCATGCAAACAGAGATTGTTGAAGTTGACAACCGATTCGGCGAGGAGTATGCAGGCCGCTACGTTTTCGGTGAGATCAGCTGGGCCAAACGCAGTCGCATAATCCAAAAGCACACGAAGTATCATCCAATAACTGGACAAGTGAGGAGCAGCGACTATATAGCGATTCAAGCCGAAACCATATGGGCAAGTCTTAGGGAGCAGCCGAAAAATAAGCCTATAACCCTTGAAAAGTTGCTCAGCGAAGAGGATGGCATTCCAATAGGCTTAGGTGAGCTTTTCAGTCAAGTGGTCAACAGGCTTTGCGGCATCACGATTGAAGAGACGCGTTTTTTATCGGAGCAATTAGAAGAGGAAAGCCTCACCCGGCAATCACAGATTTCAGGCTCTGCAAAGAGTTCGGGTGGACACCAAGCGAGCTCGCTAGACAGCCAGCCAAAACAATTCAGCATTTCATCGTGATTCTGAACGAGTTGGATAAGCAGACAGAGGAAGAGCGCAAAAAAGCGGAAAGGGAGGTGAGAAGGCGTGTCCGTTGAAGTCACAATGGACATCGAAGGCGTTGAGCAGTTCAAGGCAACCATGGTTAAGCTTGACTCCAGAATGCAAAGACATGTGCACAGGCAGCTCGCCAGCTGGGCTACAGATGTAAAGGCCTTAGCCAAGCGAATTGTTCCGGTTCGAACGGGTCATCTACGCAGCACAATATACGCTAAGGTTCAAGAGTGGGTTGCTGAGATAGGGGCTGAAGCCACATATGCCATGTTTGTGGAGTTTGGCACCCGCTACACGCGGGCGAGACCGTACCTTTACCCTGCCGTTCAGCGCTATTTGCCACAGCTTGAGGCCATAATTTCCGCGGCTGTTGAACACGCCATAGGAGAGGCGGGATTATGAGTTTCAGAGAGATAGTTGTTACTGTTCGAGCCGTCAATCAGGCAAGTGCGCAGTTTAGCAGGATACAAACTGATGCTGAAGCTTTATCAGCGCGGATAAAAAGCCTTGGAGCCGCTTTTGCTGGTTTGGGAGCCACAGGCGTGGCCATAGGTCACGTCGCGCGTCAAATGGGCTTACTAAGCGACGAACAAGCTAAGGTTTTCAACTCTGCTATGGCTGTAGTCTCGGTTATGGGCATGTTTATGCGAACCAGCTGGGGAGTAGCCGTTGCACAGAAAATCTACGCAGCCGCAACCTGGATAGCCACAGCAGCTCAAAACGCCTTGAACATAAGCTACGCCACTTTTCTGGCCCTAACCGGCGTAGGCATTGCCGTGATTATTGCTGCTGCAGCAGCCATGTGGCATTTCGCCTCCCAGATGAATGCTGCTACTGCTTCGGTTCGTGAATACAACGCTGCTGTAGCTGAAATGCCTAGTCATGCTCGCAGTATTAGGCGTGCTGGTGAGGAGGAGCTGTATCGCAAGGGTGTGGAGTATTGAGCGTAGCCTTGCCTGTTTGTGCTGTTGTTTTCGGTTCCGTGACGCCTCCGCAAAGTGACGTTTTAGAGTTGAAGGTGCATTTGGGCGCAACTAAGGAGGTCTCCAGTTTCAATTGTTTGCTCAAAAACTTCAACAAGAAGTACAGTCCAGGCGGAACATACCCCATTAACGTCGGTGACGATGGAAGCATAAGCATTGGAAGGGGTGTCAACTGTCCTTTAATTGCGACAATTACGGTTGAGGAAAGCCGAGCCATATCAAATGCACTCGGAGAAAACTACATGCGGGTTCTGGGACGCTGCTGGGGAGAACGTCTCTTCAGAAAGGTGGTAACAAAGGAATATGAGAATATGAAGGGCGAAGCCATTGTCAAAGATATAATAGACAACTATGTCGGGTTAAGCCACGTCCACAATTCAACCGAGCTTATAGAAGACACGGACACAATCTACACGAAATTGGAGTATGAAAACACTCCCGTTTTTGACATTCTGAAATACATCGCGGAAACCGCTGATAAGGCGGGTGTTATTGGATACGATTTTAGGGTGGCTCCCGACGGCAAGTTTGAGTTTTTCCCACGCAACAGCAAAACATCGAATGTTAGCCTAAGTGAACGCCTTGAAGTCAGCGAATACCGTAAAAGCATTTTTCGAAAAAGAGACAAAATCTATGTTTTTGGAGCCGCGGAAAAGAAGTATCCGCTTGACGGTGACTCTTGGACCGAAACCCTTGACATTGACAATGACACGGTAAATGACTGGCAAAGCGGAGGTGGAACTGGAAGCGTCTCTCTTGCCACTGACCGGGTGGCTGTTGGCACCTACAGCATAAAACATACCACGAGCACACCCGATTATTATGGACGTTTACGGTTGATCATTCCATCGGGTTACCAACCAAACCTCAACAAGTATCCGAGTGTTCAATTTCAAATCAACCGTGAATCAGCTTTCAGCAACCAAGCCAACATAATATTGCAGGATAACACCGGAAAATTTGCACAACGTGAATTTAACATTCCCCAAGAGGACCAGTGGCATTTGATCAGATTCAACGCAGGCAAAAAATATGAAAACGAATGGAGCTGGATAGACGCAGGCTTTAACTGGGAGATGATCAACGAAATTTTTTGGGATGTGCATTTTCCAGGAACGGGCACAGGAAGCTTCTGGGTCGATAACCTGTTTTTCAACAGCGCCCGTTGGAGCGCCACATATGGAAGTGGGCAACGAGAGCTTGCTGAAACAGACGAGGAACTGCACAGCGATAACGAATGTTTGTTGCGGGCTAAGGCGTTGTATGACTACCTCAGCGGCACAGCTGAATACCTCAAGGTTACAAGCAGCGTCGTCGATTATGGAACCACACCGATTCTGGCTGGAGACAAGATATGGGTTACCTTGCCCAACGAAAACGTTGACGGATACTACCGAGTCATCAGCGTTGAATACCATCTAAGGGCAAGGGATCAAACGCTAGAAGTCACTTTAGAATTAGGGAAAGAGCCCAAGCTTCTCGCAGACTACCTATACGCCTTGAGAAGCAAAACTGGAAGCTTATCTCGATACAAGATCGGGAGAATCTGAAATGGGGACTAATCAATCTTATCGCAGTGTTCTCGTGCGGAAAAGCGTGCATGGAAAACTTAAGGCTTTAGCCGCGTTTAACGACGTGAAGATTCAGGATTTAGCCAGCGAAATCTTGGAAAAGGCTCTTCAAGACGAAGACAGCATCAAAATGATAATCAAACGCCTAAAAATCTAAATCTCACGCTATCATTCACTAACCATACTTGGGAATAGAGAATTCTGTAATAATTCATGTGTTAGAGAGTTGGACTTCTAAGAAACCCTATCTCTTGTACATACTTATTGTTTTGATTTCACGTTGCATTAAAGATTTAAGGAGAAGTGTTTCACTCATTGGAATGGTGTCTTTATGAATGCAAAATTGCTGACCTCAATGGTATTATCTTTGTTAATTGGAACCGGAATTGGCTATTCAGCTTCTCTATCTCAGATTTCCACACTTCAATCTGAAACATCTCGCTTAGAATCAGAAATTTCAGCGTTAACAACCGACTATAACAATCTCAACATAACATACAACCAACTTAAAGATGATTACAGCGAACTAAACAGTAGTTACAATGAGCTTCAGTGGAGTTGTGAAGAAGCTGAGGCTAGAATTGCAGAATTGGAACAGATGGTTAGCTACGAAATTTATGTACTTACAGACCAGGAGTATTATCAGTCAATAATAAACGATCTGAGAAACGCTAATGAAACGATTTTGGTAGCCATGTACTCAATGATCTACGATCCAGACGATTCCCTTGATTGGGCTAACGATCTGATCAGGGAGCTTGTGTACGCCGATGAAAGAGGAGTCAATGTAAGCGTGGTCATTGAATACAGAACCTATTGGGACTATATGGATCAGAATTTGGAGGCTTACAACTATCTCTTAGCACATAACGTTAATGTTCACCTAGACAGTGAGACGAGTACCGACCACATGAAACTTATGATAATCGATGACAAGATAGTCTATGTCGGATCACACAACTGGAGCGAATCCGCACTCTACTACAATCACGAGACATCGGTCAAAATAGTCAGCGAGGACATTGCCAAAATCTTCAGGGAATATCTCGAAACCACATTTGGCATTTGAAAGCGCCTATTTCGTGACTTCTGAGCATGTATAGCTGATTTACAGCCTTTCTCTTAAAAAATGATTTCAGGACAAAATCCAATTTCTTAATTTTTTCCTTTTTTAATTAATTTTGCCTCCCTTCTTATACTCCATTTTCCACACGGTTTCTCATGGTAACAATCCTTCAAGCCGGGTTTACGAAAAACTGTGAGACGACCAAAAAATGGAAGAAGTTAAGATTGAAGATTTGAAGCCGGGGGATTTGATCGGTATTTCGTGGAGTGATGCGTGGGAAGCAGACAGGGTTCCCTTGAGTGAAAAGGCTTATGATGTCATTTGGCATGAATGGGGCGTTTTCCTATTTACTCGTGGCAGACGTCAGAAGCATTTGGTTATGGCTTACGCCAAAAAACCAGGCGACATCACCGACTGGAACTTCACGGCGATACCAACCAATCTGGTTGCCCGCATCGTGCTCGTTCAGCCAAAATTCCTTCAGAAGTTCTTGCCAGGCATACTTGAGAAACTGCTCAAAAAAGCCAAGGTAACCTATCCGAGACGCCTCCTTCTGATCACTGAAAACTATGAGGCTTCTAGAGGCTTCCTCTCATGGTCGGAAAAAATCCTCTAACCACGTGGATGGTTAAGGCACTAACGCGCCACGAGTTTCGCCGCAAAGGCAGAGCAAAGAAGCTTGAACGCATCGAGATTCCGCCCAGCCAGAGACTTGTTTACGGAGTGCAATTCTGCTTTATCGCTTTGGGGATGCTCACAGCGATCGAAATAACGCACATCGTTGTTTTACACAGCTTCAATGAAGCCATCTTCAGCGCGATCTCTGGGTTAATCGGCACAATCATGGGGGTGTTCTTGACAAGATGAAACCTAAAATGAAGAGCAGGCGGTTGAAACGCGAATTCTTCGAGATTACAAGGTTTACGAGGCGTTTCAGCCGTGAAAAACAGAAGCATGTAATTAACATCGCCTATAAGACCGGCGTTGAGATTACGCCTCGGACCACGGTGGTTGCCGAGGCATTTGGGCTTGGAATAGACGAGCAAAGGCAATTTGTGATTTATGACAATTTGGAGCTGGAGATTGCTGAAACCGATGTTGTTTATGTAACTGGAGACAGCGGAAGCGGCAAGTCTGTCTTGCTCAGCAGACTTCAGCAGATTTTCAAAGACAAAGCTATGAGCATGAATCAGGTTAAAATCGACAAAACCAGACCGCTTGTTGACACCGTTGGAAAGTCAGCCGAAGAAGCCATTGAATTGCTAAGTCGAGTCGGGTTAAACGACGCCTTTCTTTTTCTACGGAAATATCCTGAGCTAAGCGATGGTCAAAAATACCGCTACCGACTCGCCAAGATGTTTGAGAATTCTGCTCAGATTTGGCTTTGCGATGAATTCTGCTCTTTGCTGGACAGAGACACAGCGAAAATTGTGGCTTACAATGTTCAGAAGATTGCAAGGAAGATTGGTCGGGGCGTCTTTGTTGCAACCTGCCACACTGATCTGCTTGAGGATTTGAAGCCTAACGTGCACGTTCATAAACGGTTCGGCAGAGAGGTAGCCGTCAAGTATTATGAGCCACAGAAAGACTTCGGGTCTGAATGCAGTTTGCTCAGAGAAATAAAGGTTCAAAAAGGAACCAGACAAGATTATTACAAGCTTGCAGACTTTCATTATCGCAGCCACAGGCTTCCGCCAACCCGAAAGATTTTCTGTGCGGAACGGGATGGCGAAGTCATCGGTGTGATCGTTTACAGTTATCCGCCTCCAACCGTGTTTGGTCGCAAAAAGGTTCTGCCAGAAAAACGTGATATGCGTGAGTTAAACCGCATCTTGAGCATTGTCAGCCGTGTTGTTGTGCATCCAAAATATAGAAGCATCGGGTTAGGCCAGAAGCTTGTAAGGGAGACTCTGACTCAGTGTGGAACGCCGAACGTAGAGACCATAGCAGTTATGGCTCGCTACAACCCGTTTTTTGAAAGGGCTGGAATGCGGAAGATCTGTGAGCAGCCTCCGGCAAAAGCGGCGGTTAGAATTGCGAGTCAACTGCCACGCTTTGGTTTTGACCTGGAAAGAATCAGCAGTTACAATTGCAACCTTTCAGTCTTGAAAAGGCTTTCAGAGCGAGAACTGTTTGAGTTGAAGCTGCTCATAGGCAAGCATCCACATCCCCGATTGATGAAGCATTTCCTTGCGCGTGTTCCTTTTGGTAGCAAACAAACGTATGCCAGAGCTATCGGCTTCGCAAGCCGCGAAAAACTTGCTGGGCTCATCCGTGTCATTGGAATGCTCTGCCAAGCGAAAGTATACCTGTTCTGGAGGAATCCTAAATGGGAAGAGAAATTGAGCAGATGATCGTTGATTTGAAAGCAAAGGTTCAGGAGGCTTTGAAAAGTGAGCTTTCTCTTCGAGATCTGTATGATTTGACACGGATAATCAAAGTTCTGGCTGAGCTTGAAGCAGAAATCGGTGGAAGCGAGAGGGAAATCCGCGAGTTCATTGAACGACTTATGAGGAGAATTAAGATTGAAGTTAGAGAAACTGCTTGAAAGGTGCAAAACCGACCCAGTTTTTTTCGCCGAGAGATTTTTCAATCTCAAGCCGTTTGACTATCAAATTCGGCTCTTAGGAGACCCAGGCAAGCGGATTAGCGCTCGGTGGTGTCGGCAAGCTGGCAAAACAACAACCTTTGGAGTCAAAATCTTGCACTTCGCCATTACAAACCCCGATGTCTGCGTTATTGTTGTCGCACCCAGTTTGAGACAGTCAAGAAACGTAAGAGACAAAATGGAGCCATTGATCATGGCTATTCCACGTGAAATCCGCAGACTGGTTTTTAGAAAGATTCAAAGGGAAACAATAAGGCTGCGCAACGGCAGCATCATAAAGTTTTATCCAAACAGCCCAGATCTGATCCGAGGCGAAACCGCGGACCTTGTTTATGTGGATGAAGCCGCCATGTTTCGCGATGACCGTTACATGTTCAATCAGGTGCTCAAACACATGTTGGCCACAACCGAGCGGAAAGGTTATGGCTACCTTTACGCAAGCAGCACTCCGAAAAACAAGAAAAGCATGTTTTACGAAATGTGCCAACCCAACAGCGGTTTCAGTCATCATCACGTTACTTGGCGAGAACCTGTCAGAGCCGGGCTTATCAGCAAAGAATGGGTTGAGGAGATGCGGAAGGAGTTGTTGCCAGCTGAGTTTCAAATGGAGCTTGAAGCCGAGTTTGTCGAGGACGCTGACTCGTGGCTTACCTATGATTTGATTAGCAACTGCATTGACCACACGCTTGAGTTTTATCGTTTCGAGGACTATCCTCGAGGCGAATTTTATATTGGCGTGGATTTTGGGAAACATAAGGACCACAGCGTTGTGGTTGTGGTTCAAAGGGAAGGCGCCGTTTTGAAGCTTGTTCATCTGCATGAGTTTCCGCTTGGAACATCATACGCCAGTGTTATAGGATATGTGAAGGCTTTGTGCGACCGATACGGCAGCGTTGAAGCTGTTTGTGTTGACCAAACGGGCGTAGGCGAATACATCGTTGAGGAAATGAAAAGAGGAGGAATCAGCGGAGTGCAAGGCATCTTGTTAACGCTAACCAGAAAAGAGGAGATCCTAACTTTTCTAAAGCAGAGGATGATCAACCGTCAAATAGCGATTCCCTACGAGCAAACCAGATTGAACGAGCGGTTTGTTGCACAGCTTAACGTGGAAAAATTTGAAATCACAAAGGAGGGCAGAATAAAGTTTAGTCATCCATCCGGCACACACGACGATATGCTTTGGGCCTTCGCTTTGGCTGTATACGCAACAAAAAGAGAGGAAACAGGAGTTGTCCTATTTTGA